TTGTTCCTCCCTCCAGAGGTTGGTTTATTTGTGTGTGCAGTTTAGGTTGACTATGTTTTCGTGGTAATTTTTCATTATATTGTTGACGTTTAACCACTTGTTTTTTGTTGGGAGGAGTATTGTTCCTATCAGTCTCCCATAAAAACCGTATCTCCTATCGTGTAGCTGGAGGAGAACTGGGGTGGGAGGATGGAGTAAGGTTTCTAAGTATTCCTTCTCCCCAGCTCCCATTAAAATGATTTTGTCTATGGATACTCCACATGAGAATGCCTGCCTCTTTCCCTTCCTCCCAGACCTAACCTCAAACGTGTCTATGCCAAATAACCTGACTACACGATTACCTCTGAATGTGCAATTACACTCAACAGTATCACCATCTATTACCCTGACTAAAATACAATAATCATAAGAAGGTAAAAACGACGAAGAAAACCCAGAGAAAATAAAAATTGATGAGATTAATAATAAAAGGTATTTTTTCATTTTTGACTTGACCTCCTGTTTTTATAATTTTCCTTGACAATTAGTCCCAGTAGTTTGATAAGAGTATAAGCTTTACTTTGACGTTTTTCTTCTTCCCCAGAGTTTTTGCAATGAGAGGGCTGGAGACGAGGATATCTACTGTTCGTGTGTACCTCTTGTCCATTAAATCAACTACCTTCTTGACACCATAACCCTCTATGTAAATGTACTTCCCTAATAAATGCATTAAATCACGACTGACCGCAACATCCCTCCCAACTACAACACGCTTGTTAAGAGCATTTTTGAAAGGAGTGGCGTCACACTCAGACTCCCTGGGAGTGTAAAAAGTGACAGTTACCTCGTAAGACGTTACACTCCTTAACCTCTCCTTCAACTCCCTTATCCCTCCCTCCAGAAAAGATACCCTGCTCTTTAAACGAATGTTCTCCACAATTAACCTGTCCACCCCTACATCGAAAATCCTATCATAACATAAAAAACTACATAAAACTAAACTAACTATTAATAGCAATACTACTAACACCTCCTTAACCCTAAAAAACACCCCTCATACCTCCTCTTTTTACATTTATTTGTTGACCTTTTCTAAACAGAAGTACGGGAATGTGAATGACCTAGTGTCCTCGTCGTGTAATTCTACCAAAAACCCATAACCACCATAGTCATCCTTAATCCTCCCTACCTTCCCAATAAACTTATCCATCTCCTTTACCCAGACATCCTCCCAACCACCTTCCTTGCTCTCTGCCTTCCTCACAATCCTCACCTCATCCCCTATAGATAACCCCGAAGCCTTGTGATTTTCTACATATTCCTTGACACTTTCCTCCCTCAATACCTCCCTCTCTAACCTTGCCCTCAAAGTCCCTCTCCATAATTTCTCCTTCCACATACTACACCTCCTTTTTGTTGTTAACCCTTGACATTAATATATCATAAAAAACAAATTCATTAAAATAGTCTGCACTGTAAATTGAATATAAATAACCATAATGCGCAGGGACTCCCGTCTTTCCATCTAATAACAAAGCACCCCACACCCTCCTCCTCTCTTCCCAGTCAGCAGCAGAAATGGTGTCTGGCCTGTCCGTGTTATCCCAATAAGAAAAATCCTCATACTTGACGTTCTTTAACCCAAATGGCGGTAACTCAAAATTATCATAAAATAACATGCCATAAATTTTACCCTCAAATGGGAAAATAGCTACATCTAACTCGTAAAACTTCACAAACTCCTTCTTTCGCTTCTCTACCTCATCTAAAAAATCCGTTACAGTACCTATCCCAATACCTTTCCTCACATAAAAATCCGCTAACCTGTCATACACCTTCCTCGTCCACCTCTCCCTCTCCTTAACCAAATTCCCTAACAATACCTCCATATTACTATCAATAAACCTAACCCCCGTGTAAATCTTTACACTCATACTACACCTCCATCCGTTAAAATATAATAGTATCCTTGCCATCTATATGGAATATACACATGATGTGTCTATTTGTCAAATAGAAATTTTTACTTTTTACTCTTGTGGTGGGTTGTTGAGGAGTGAGACTACGTATTCAAGTTCTACGTGCTCTGTTTCTTCTACTACACCCCAGTCCCATATTATTTCGTCTAGGGCCTCTTCTGTTTCTGCGTTTCTGATTTCATTCTTTGTCTGGTAGTAGTATGCCATAACGCTGCTAATCCAGTCCCACACTTTTTGAATTTCATTAATGACATCTGTATTCCCAGAATCTTTAGCAATCTGGTAGAGGGATAGGAAGCTGGCTTGTGTTCCCTGATTGTAGTGTGAGCATATAAAGTCCTCAAATTCTTTTTTGAGTTTTGCTAATTTATATTCTTTCAATTCATCTAGTGTGTACCCTGGAAGGGGTGTGTTTCCTTCCGAAATCCAGTCCATGATTTCATTGTAATGTCTGTTTCCAGGGTCCAGAGGAACAAACATTCCGTCTAATAAATATCCTTTAAGTTCTTTTGTCTCCATGTCTCTTACTTCTTTTACTTCCATGATTTAACCTCCTCTTTATAGTTCAGCATCAAATCTATATGGACTTGATAAGATTGTAGGTATGGTTCTCATTGGAATAATCCTGTCATTATAGGAATACGTTCCATCATCCGAATACCTGTAATACCTCAAGCACCTTATCCTTTGCATATCTGGAGGGATGTATTCATATGCAGTTGCAACATCCCCTTCTTCTAGTTGAACATAATTTACCTTTATCCAATCTCCTACATCTTCCAAGCAATTCTCTCCGATTACTACCCTAAATGCCTCTTTCTCATAAAAGTGTATCTTATCAATATCAATATCTATTAAATCAAACGTAACTGAGAGCGTCTGATACTCTCCGTTTCCAGTGTACGCAAGCGTCCGAGTCCTATAAACCGTGTCATCTGAATATTTTAAAGAAACCTCAATATTTCTTGGCTTGTTTGAGGCTAGCTTAAACGAAATCGTGACTGGGCTCTTTTTAATTAAAATGTCCGAAACCATATTCCCTTCTATCCTCTGCTCTAAAGGAATGACTCTGTTGGATGTTCCCTTCTCCAGTAGAGTTATCTTACATGATTGTTTTTCAACTATTGACTTTCCTGTCTCTTGGACCAGAGATTGGATTTCAAATGGCTGGAGGACTTTGTTGAAAATTCTTACCTGGTCTATCTTATAGTTTTTGCTGGTCCACTGGTTTCCTATATAAACCCAACCGTCATTATGGTAGAGGTAATTGCTTTCAGTCGCCTCTACTTCATTATCAAAAGTTCCATCAATGTATAATTTTAGATGGGTTCGGTCTATGGTAACCGTTATATTGTGCCATTGTCTATAATTTAACAGTGTGTTGGCATATAAGAATTTTAACTTGTCTCTATACCAAGTATTGGCAATATAACGAAATCCGTTTTCAACTACTACTTGCCGATTGTCGGTGCTTACTAACCATATACCAGGTTGCCTAGAATTATCCTGCGTAGTCTTCCACTGGTTGGTGTAACGATATGTTGTATCTTTTCCGTCAGGTGTTAGATGAAAGATATTTTGTCCAGCTCCTATATGTCCATACACATAAATCCATAAAGAGACTGTAAATTCGTTTGTCCCCCCTCTCTGAACCTTGTTTTCCGTTCTGAGCCAGCTACCCGTTCCTTTGTTGTAGTAATCTATACATCCGCCGAATTTTCCCATTCCCCAAACAATATTATTTTCTATGCAGTTATAGTTTCCCCCTAGGTCCTGTCCGTTTCCATCCAAAGGCCAGCAGGCAAGACAACTTCCATCTCCTAGAATATCCAGCACATCAACTGTAGCGCCCGCTTCTCCTGCAATCTCTATGTAGTTTAGACATTCAATTTTGTTATCGTCAAAAGCTCCGCTCAGCCATCTATCAAAGGTATATTGTTTATTATTCTGAATAATAAATTTTTGTCCTCTTTGCATGACAGTAAAGTCACCATTAATTATCCTGTTCTTGTATCCAGAAATTGTAATTCTTTCTGTTCCAGGAATTATTGTTTCTAGGTCTCTTATTACTGTCTCTGTTATTGGGTCGTATATGTAACTCATCTTAAGGAACTCCTTTGATTAAAGTTCAGCATCATATATATAATATGACCCTACATGAGAAATTGTTGGGTCTGTTCTCATAACGACAAGCTTTTTGAAGTGGTTGTAACTATTATCATCCATTATTCTGTAGTAGCGGATACATCTAAGATACTCCACATCAACAGGAATGTTTTCAAAGTATGTGGCTTCCTCTCCCTCCTCCATTTGTATGTTTTTTATTTTTATCCAATCTCCCGCATATTCAAGGTCTCCTTCTCCTATAACTAATCTAAAGGCCTCTCGCTCAGTTAATTTGTCTGGTTCGTTCGTAGTGTCTATGGAACTTAAATCAAACGTGGTTGACAATAACTGATAGTTCCCACTACCAGAGTAAGATACTGTATTCTCTGCATAAGTAGATTCATCAGGATTTTTGATAGCTACTTTAAAATCTCTATTGACATTTGAGGCCAGCTCAAATGATACCGTAACTTTTTCTTTCTGGAGGATTAAGTCGTAGGCAAACGTTCCTTCTATCCTTTGCTCCAGAGGAATAACGTTATTAGAAGACCCCTTATTGACAAGCTTTACTCTATAAAGCAATCCATATTTTTCCCGTTCTGTCATCTCTTCTATACGAATGTGATTAATCTCTTCTGCCGTTAATATCTTTTTAAAGATTCTTACTTGGTCTATCTTGAAATTTTTGTAGTGCCATTTATTTCCTATATAAAAATAGCCATCATTGTGTTTGAAATTTTCTGATGCCGTAAATTCGTCTGTAAGCTCTCCATCAATATATAGCTGGATGGTTTGAAGGCCTACGGTTACCACAATGTGATGCCATTCATTGAATGTTATCCCTCCAGTCGTCTTATATATTCCAATATCTCCGTGAGTAACCCCATCATTTTTTATAGTAAATTTTGTATTATCATCATGACAAAGCCATAGAGCTGGCTGGCGAGAATTTCCATTATTGTTATTGTTGTCTGGAGATAGATGCCATATGCTAATGCTCTTTCCAAGACTTCCATATACATAAATCCAAGCGCTTATGCTTATCTCATTAGTCCCGCCTCTAGCGATTTTGTTGTTTGTGACCATGTAACTTGTCTCAGGAGCATTATTGTAATCAATACATTCATATAGCATTCCGTCTTCTGTAAAACTTACATCGTGCCCAGTGAGAGGGTAGTTCCCGCTGAGGTCCAAAAAATCTCTATCTAAATTCCAGCAGGCCAAGCAACTATTATCGTCCAAAATATCTAAGACATAACCAGGGATTATTGTTGAGCATTGAATATCATTATCATCAAAGGCCCCGCTTAACCATCTGTCTGCAGTGTATTTTTTATCATTCTTTATTCTAAATAAACTTCCCCGTTGATAAAATCTAAAGCTTCCATTTATCAGTCTGTTTTTGAACTCAATAAAAGGTAGGTCGTCTAGGCTGGGACCCTCTGCTCGCTTGGTTTCATATAGTTTCCGTGTGAAAGGGTTATACTTATAAGCCATGTTTATACCCTCATTTTTTGCTTGATTCACTTTAAACTATAATCTATTGCTTGACAATAATCTACTTATATCAGTAATATTGACACAAGTATATAGAACATATAATGATTTTTTTCTCGGAGGATTAGCTATGAGTAAAATTCTGCTTCCTGCAGAAGCGCCTTTAGATTTATACAAGGCAGCCTTCATATTTTATAAGAAGTATAATCTAAACTTTTGTGACTTTCTTTTTATTTACCCTAACAAACCTTTCACGGTGAGGAATAATGATATTTTACTAGGTGTAAATATAGAAGTGAACGAAAAAGTTGTCAAACTCAATTCCCTAGAGGAAGCGGTTAGTTATCTAGGAGCATCAGATGAATTTGAATTTCTCTTTTCCATTCCAGACTCAGTTCTTTTAGGTTTTAGTGTGAAAGACAAAACCCTTACCTTAATAAGATTGTTTGAGTTCTTTTCTACCTACTATAGAAATCTAGTTAGAAATACGCCTTTGACAGAATTACTTGACAAAATAGACATCGTAAAATATAATAATCTGAAAATAAGTATCCAAAAAGATGGACACTTTATCTCTCCAGAAGAGCGACTTGTCTTATTCAAAAGTCCTGGAGTGGACTTTTGTATCTTTTATTCCAACGGGACAGTTGGAATACAGAAGAATTTAATTAGAAAGAAGACGCCCCTTCTCACACAATTATCTCTGAAGAAATATCTGCCGACCGAATACAATTGGTTTATTCACAGGCGGGGACATCTGCTGGTGTCTAAGTCAAATGTGAAAGAGGATATGATTGATGTTGTAAGAGAGGCCTTAATTAAGGCCTTGAAAGATTTTAAGCAAGATAAGGAGGAAACTTATGAGGGTTAAATATCCAATGTGTGTTAGTGGAGATGGCATCGGCAAATGGTTTAAACTAAATGCAAACCTGACAATCAAGCCGATGTCTGGAAGATTTATAGGGATGAACTCTAGCAATGAACTTGTGCTCATTAATGGAAGTACTGGAGGAAAAATCTTAGGCTGGTTAGACATGCCTAACGATGCTCGTGTATATCAAATGTCTGACATCTTTGAATCTACCCTTCATCCAGATTACACTTATAAGGCTGGCGACCATGTGTTTTTAATCACTCAAGACTTAGGAGACTCTTTGTTTAGAGTTCCTCTTGTCGGTGGTTCTTTGAGTGATGTTGTAGAGGGCAAGGCAATGGCCTTAGTAGTAAATAGTGATGGCCTACAGGGTATAGACACTTCCTACAGTGGCACAGAGCAGCACGTAATTATATTTAGTGCTGAGAGTGAGGAAGATATTATCGTGAAACCTATTGTCTAAATTTAAATGAACAAACTACTGGAGGTTATAGACTATGGCTATGAAAAGAACTGATTTTACTAAATACCTTTTAAAACTTGGTTATGAGGTATTTTGGGATAATTATGATGAAATTGGGTCAGTCTGGGAGCAATTATTTGATGAAGAAGATACAGATAAGCCCTACGTTGAAAGGATGTCCATGTCTGGACTGGATGACTTAGAGGAAAAGGGCGAGGACGAGCCAATCAAATATGATAAGATGGCAGACGGTTGGCCAATTCTTGGAAAGGTTAGGACCTTTGCTAAAGGTATCGCTTTCTCTATGGAACTCTATGAAGACACCCAAATTGAGCAATTATTCTCCCAGGCAGTAGCATCCTGGTCCAAAGCATATACAAGGACTAGGGATAGGTTTTATGCACGCTTCTTTAATGAAGGTGCATTGCTTTCTGGGTCTGATGTTTTTGATAATAGTATTCCTGGTGTAAAGTTAGACCCGACAGGAAAATTCATTTACGACGGCAAACCTTTCTTTGCTGATGCAGGAAATCCTCATCCATTGAGGCATTCATCGGATGCAATCGTTAATTATGCACCACTACCTATTGATGAGTCTGTATCTTTGGACGTAGCCACTCAAAATTTAATTGATGTTTACCAGAAAATGACTATTGACAATGCTAAAGATGAGAAGGGTGATGAGATTTTAGTCACCCCTGATACCATTGTTATTCCCCCAGCACTGAAATTTAGGGTGAACCAGATATTAAATTCTGACTATTTTCCAAAACTAGATTCCACTCCTTCTGCTATTAACCCATTGAAGGGAATGCTTGATGTTGTTGTATGGCCCAGGTTGAAAGACCCAACAGGGTGGTTCCTAGTCGAGAGAAAGCGTGGTTTGAAGGCTCTTAACAGGAAAGACGTTACTATAGATGTTTGGGAAGACCCAGAAACAAAACAGGTGAAGGCATCTGTAGTATGCAGATTTGGAGGATATGTAGAAGACGTACGTTACACTTTTGGTTGTAACATAGCACAAAGCTAATAGGAGGTACTTATGGCAAAGGCTACAGAAGATACGAAACTAAAACCAGGTCAGACTGGGACTCAGGAGTCTAAGCAAAACAACCCACAAGAGTCTGCAGCTAAAAATACTGGCAGTGGAGAGTCTAGTAAGGCTAAAGATTCGGCAAAGACTAAGTGGGTTGAGGTAAAAGACCCTGCAAAGGCTTTGGCTGCACATAAAGCAGGCAAGTTGGTTAGGAAGATAAGGAAGGGAATTGGTTTTGTTTATATCATAGAAAATAAATAGCCATACCTCCCTTATCATACAAAACCCACTCCCTGCCCCTATGCAGTTTAGTAGGGGCAGGGGAAACAAAGGAGGTATCTTAAAGTGTCTATTATAGCTACGGTTGCGCACCCTAAAGCAAACTCTTACTTAAGCTTAGAGGAAGCTAACGAGATATTTTCTGTCTATCCAGACATAGGTTGGGGAGACTTTTCTGACCTTGAAAAGGAAAATATTTTAAGAGCGGTCACGGCTAAAATAGATACTTTAAGATATCTCGGAAGTAAGTTCTTTGACAATCAGCCGTTAGAATTTCCACGGAAATATGATGTGCGTGTAGTAACTCCTGTATATTCGTCTATTGTAGTGTCTGGGATAGAACAAACGTCTTCGTTTTCAGTTGTAAGCCAGAATGACTATACTTACACAATATCGAATCCAGGTTCAGCTACGTTCTTACTCCCAGCATTCCCCAAACAAAACACACTCTCGCTAATTATTGTAGATACTGGGGATGTCTATGTGGATGACGGTGCAGGCAATTTGTTAGACGTAGGTAGTGGAAGTATAGTTGGTACAGTTAATTATCAAGAGAGGACCATCACCCTTTCTTCTCCTCCAGATAGTGACATACAGGCACATGGGGACTGGATACTTGCAGATAAGTTATCATCGCAGGCTTTAGTTTTTGATGTTGCTAAGTTTTTGCCTGATTTATTTAAAGGTGGCTCTATACATATAATATATAATGACGGCTCAAGAGAATATTTTGATGTTACAGGTCATAATTTGATGACTGGAGAAGTGACTTTGTCGGGTAGCTATAAAAGGTATCCGCCGACGCATATTATATTGTTTGCTCCCTATTTTCCTGAGTTAAAGAAAGCCGTAGAGTTGCAGGTGTTGGCTCAGTTAGGCGCTGACATTGCTGACTGGGATTCATTAGAAAATCGGGGAATAAAGTCTATAAAAATAGGTGATACTGCCCGCTCTTATTCTGGTGTGATGCCTAATACTTCTAAGAATGCTGCGTTAGCTGCCAAGTATAGGATTCATCCTGTAGTCCTAACTTTATTGGCACGCTTTACTATATACGGTAAAATGGAAAGTTTTTATGGAAAGATTTCGGTGTAGTAGCCATGACTGAGTATTATTCAAAAGCTGACTTTTTTAGAAAGACTTGTCACGGAGTTCTCCAGAAGGCTAGCTGGTGGAAAGAACAAGACCCTGTAATAATACCGATAGAGCAGGGTGTTGGAGTTAAGCTAAAGACAGATTATACAAAAATATTTTCGTTTGTTCGTGACCATCACTCTGCGTGTGATTACATGAATCACGGAACTTTCTTTGGGTCAGAATCTTTCAAATATGATATTACTGATTATGTTTGGGCACTGTTTGCAATAGGTGGTTACTCTGGATATGAAATTGTTGATTGTTTATTATTAGAAGACGGTCAGTTTTATTCATTACCTTATGGGGCTGAAGTTCCATACAAATACATACGACCTTCTGGGATAGGCCTTATTGACCCAGAAAGTTCACCGTATTTATATGGGTTTCAGCGATTGGACTCTGTAGCTTTTAGGATAGAGCCTTATTTAGTAGATAATCAGCATATTTACTTTTACATAACTCGTGACCTTACATACTGTTTGGACTCGGGTTATTTTTATGAGTTGGTGGTTATTGCACAACATAAAGATTCCTTAGCTTTAACTTATGGTGAATTTAAAAGGTTATCTCCAATGTGGAGAATTTATATGAGGCCGTTTACAATACCAACATTGGCTTTTTGCCATGATACTCCCAGAGAGTACATGGATTTCTTTGAGAATGTCATTCCTCAGAGAGGTTTATAATGGCGTCAAAGACTATAAGCGGTTATACGAGACAAAGGTTTTCGGTTTATCGTAGAGCAGGTGGGGTTTACTCAGACACATCTCTGAGGCCTTTATATGAGAATGTAGCCTGTAGATTTGTAGAGTATGGGCAAATGACGTATGATAGAACTCAGGAAGTGGAATTGGTAATAGGGAAGGCGCAGGTATGGACTGAGCATGAACTTCCTGGGGTAAGGAAGGGTGATATTGTAGTTTTACAAAATAGTGATGAATATGTCATTTTAACTATAG